TGGTTCTAAAATGAATTGGACATTCTGCGATGGTGAATTGAGTCCTACAATCTTGTATTGTATAGAAACATCCAAAGCATTTTGTTCTGGTTTACTTTCTACGACCACTTGTTGTAAACGTACTCTTGGTTCATACTGTGTTAGCACCATTTCTATTTCAGTTTGAATTGGTTCAATATAATCATCATTTGCTAATTCAAATAGAGATGAAGTAATTTTAGTGCCTAATTTAGTATTGAAAAATCGCTCTCCAATCTGAGTGCGTACAAGGTTTTGCACTGCACGTTTGATTGCATCTTCATTCTTTAGCATTATAATATCATTCGTCACAGGGTGACGTTTGAATGTCAAAGATATATCTCTGAATGGTTCTGATGTTCTTTGTAGTGGCACTATTCCGTCGTGGAAGGAGTTCTCGGTATATTTATCTATTTAGTGGCATAAAAAAAAGGGTTCGCTCGGAACCCTACTCATGTCCTAGGTATCTAACTTCTACATCTTTGGGGTGTGGCCATCCGTTTTCGTAAAATTCGTCTGCCAAATCCTGAGTCACTTCTTCCATTTCCGACTCAGTTATACTCTCGTGAGTTTGTACCCCGTCAACGTAGATATCGTATCTGTCATCCATCTCATATATTTGTGTGCTTCAACGTATATAGGAATTAGATTATTCTATTCTTCTCGTGACCCACTCTACATTTAGGATCTACCCATATTTCATATCCTGCTTTCTGTGCATCTAAACAGAATGAAACATCCTCACCGCACATATCCTGTACTTCACCTGAGTCAAAGACTTGCATCTGTGGAGCAAACCATGGATACTTCATTTCTTTATTCTCAAATACACCGTGCTTGATTAGTAACCAACCAAATCCAGAATAGTCACATGTGAATGGTTTTCTTCTCTTTTGTATACCATCTAACATCTCGTGGTTCATTACACCACCATTTGCTTTGAAATCTTCTTCTTCCATCCAATGTGCACAGGATGTAGTCTGTCCGTCCTCTGTAACGTACCAACCACCCGCTATGTCCTTATCCATCCAAAGAAGTCTATAGAACTGCTCTAGACCGAATACGATGTCACTATCAATCCATAACTGATAGTCATACTTCAATTTACCATCCCATGGCAACTGATCAGGACCTCTGAGAACATTTGCTCCTAGACACTTACATCTGGCAAAGTTCACCATAGATGAATAGTCTTGTGATATTTGTAGTGTACCACCCTTCTGTACAATCTCGAATGCAAGTTGCACAAAGTTCTTTAGGTAGATATATGAAACGTTTCTACCAGGCAAGCAAAATATAAAAGTTTTACCCTTTACTAATTTTCTTGCTTCTTCAATAGAAAATTCATCAGTCTTTGCTGATGTTGTACCATCTGTTTTAGGTGGAGTGGTAACCACCTTAAATCCTTTTGCCATTCCGAATGCGCTTTCAATTCATTATACTGCGTTATTTAGTATACGTCAATACGGTACTTTGCGGAGAAGTTGAGTGCGTCAGAAAAATCATTTACCATAGGTTTACCCCTTATGTTCAATGATGTATTCAATAAGACAGGACAACCTGTACGTTCATACCATACCTCTAGGATCTCCCTGAGGATAGATTCCGATGATTCTGGTACAGTTTGTACTCTAGCACTGTTATCAACGTGTAGAACCGCAGGAATGTCATGTGGACGTTTACATTGATAAACATACGACATATATCGTGAATGTGCTGGCATTTCAAAATAGTCCGTACAATACTCTTCTAATATCGCTGGAGCGAACGGTCTGAACTTCTGTCTGCGTTTTATTGCGTTTACATGTGATTTTGTTGAGATTTTGCGTGGATCCGCCAATAGACTTCGATTACCGAGAGCACGAGGACCAAACTCAGCACGGCCATTCGCAACCCCCACGATTCCTTCTGATAAGAGTTTTGCGACGATTTCATTAGGATCTGGTTTTTTAAGAATATTATAACCCACATATGGCGAGAATTGCACTTTTCCGCCATATGGAATTAATGCTGCTCCTAAGGCACCTCCAGCATCGCCAGGATTCGGCATAATCCATAAATTGCACATTTCCCTTAGTTTGGTGTTTACAACGCAGTTGAGGGCGACTCCACCACCATAGCAGATGTTATTTGAGTAAGTTAGTGCTATTTCAAATATATTTCTCAATTCGTACTCTAAAACCACTTCTGCACTCTTTGCAATGTCGTGTGGAGCACCATGTAAGTCTTTTATACCCTTGTGGTTGTTTTGGTGTAATAATGCGGAAACTTCGTCAATATACTTCGCTTCTCCGTACGCTGCCATACCCATGAAGATATATTCCTCATCTAAGGGTCTTAGACCCGCCCATTTCGTCAATGCGGAATACCACAGTCCAATTGACTTGGGATATCGCATATTCCATACTTTTTTGTATTTTGCCTTACCATCAACCATTTTTGCAGTCCAGATTGAACTACAGTCCCATTCTCCAATACTATCGACCACCACACATGCTGCTTCATCAAAAACGCTGGTTTGAAACGCAGCAGCAGCATGAGACATGTGATGTTCGCAATAATGCGTTGGTTGCATGCATAATTCCCTATCTCGTCTCCATGCCTTCTGTCCTGCGGTAAATTGACGTAGTCTTTTGGGAAAAGGTCGTTCATAGAAAGATATTACGTCATCAAAGATATTTAATCCTTTCGCAATCGCAGCAGCCTCTATACACAACCTTTTATCGTGCTTTCTTCTTGAAAAGCGTTCTCCATGCGTAGCATAGGTAATTATACCGCCACTGACACACGCAACAGCACTATCATGGAATCCTTCGGAGAAACCAATCATTTTCCTTCACTCAAATCCTCATAGTCGTTATCTTCGTCCAACATTGCGTCATATTCGTCATCTTCGTAAATATACGGGTCTTCTTCTCTAATCTTTCTTAGTTTCCACCATGTAGTGATAATGTTGAATGGCCAAATCATAATGTACTCCACTTTTCAGGAAGATCACCGAAGTAATCCTTGAAATGTATATAGACGGGTTTTAGCATGTTCATTCCGTAGTCTTTTACCTCTTTTGGCATATGCATTATATCAGACTCCCACTGATCATCCAAATATTGGATTCTAGGAGCATTAGGACCTACATCTGGAACATATGCGTTTGGATGAACTTCCTTTATCTCAAAGTCGATGAATTCCGACAATTCTTTTGTTTCCCCTCTCCAAAATTCTTCCATAACCGTCATATGACAATTATCAATTCCAAATGCGTCAACAAACTTGATAAAGTACTGTACATATCCAAAATCTACTCCCATCTTCATAAATTGCCGAACTGGGTCTTTAGGATTTTGTTTTTGACGTAAACTCCACAATCTGCGTAATGGATCACGGAAGACAACATGAATTTTTACGTCAAACACAGATTTGAGTGCTGGAGCGTACTTCATCAAAAATTCTGGAGTGCAAAATCCGTTAGGATTGGAAAAATCGCTTACTGCCTTGTAATCATGTTTTATAAAGTCCCAATGCTTGACATAATACTCAATATACTTCTCTATCGTAAATGGAGGACTCCAAAAATAGTTTATTTCCTCTGGTGTCCAATTACCACCAATATATTTTGACTCATGTGTGAATATCTTCGGTTTTCTGTTTGTAGTTGATTGTTTTGAAGGTCCAAAGAACTGCTTGTAGAATTTGACCCTTTCAAATGTGTTTCTGGTCTCAGCTAAGTCCATCAACCACAAATATCCCTTCTCTTTGCGATGCCCACTGTGGCAATACTTATTGTACCACCCTAATGTATAATATAAAGGAGTTGTACCAGACCATCCGGTTCCAACGTTCAGAAATAGGGTGGGTTTCATTACGAATGATACTTGATCGAGATCTGTTCGGCAGTATAATCAGTTTTCAATCCTGCCATGATCATTTTTTGCATTTGGTCACGTTTTTCCTCTGCTTGCATCTTTGTCAATACAGAAAAAACAATCTCATTATCTAGGTAGACGTCATAGGACATTTGTTCCACCATAACTACTGTATATATGTCAAAACCAACACTATTATTGAATCCAGGTGCAGGATGGGCAGCGACCACTCCCTTCCACTATACTTTGACGCTTGATAACAGATATGCACACATGGGACACCTGAAAGAGAACTGGTATCTCAAAAGATTATGTGAGTATCCAAAATATGAAGAACATTTTAAAGAAATATATGCTCCAGGTCAAAATTTATATAACAAGCGTCCTTCTCAGCATCCTTGGGGTCAATACTTATCATGTAAAAACAAATTTGCGGTCAAAACTCCGCTAGACCCTTATTTGGCAAGTCCTCCATCAATAGAAAACTACATTTCTTACTGGAAGAGTCATTGGGAGAGTGTAAAAGACACTTATGCAGCAGTTTGCGACTTCACAAACGGGAATTACGCACTTCCATATGAATTTTGGATGGAAGTTGCTCCTAAATTGCGAGAACACTTTGATGTAAAGGTCACTTTTCAATTTCGTGACCCAGTAAGACGCTATTTTTCGGAAGTTGGTAGTTTATTGAACAAAAAATTTGAATATTCCGTCGGACATAAGGAAGATATGAAATCTAAACTACTCATTCGCAAGAAAAAACACAAAAAACTGTTTTTTTACCTTTTGAAACAAAATTGTTGTAGTACTTTATGTGATTTCTCCGGAGTGTACACTAAATTTGCCTCTGCATTCGGTGTAGAGAGTACTTATGTTACCATAATGGAAGATCTTTGGGATAAAACCCAAGAAAAAGAGCAACTCGAACGTCTTAGTAACTTTTTGTCTTATAAAATTACAAAACTTCATGATAATTGTTACGTTCCCAACATGGGAAGTCGTGCTCCTCACCTTCCATTTCTACAAGACCAGTGGGAAAGTGATATAGATGACCTTGAAGAGCAGGATCTACATAGTGCACACCTGTACATGTCTAGATATTACACAGATTTCAAAAATACCTTTGGGTATCTACCTTTATCATGGAAAAAATAGCATTCCAACAAACACATATCATGACAATGATCATGTTTCGTAAGTTATTCAAGGACAAGTATCAGAGATCCTTCAAGATAATGATGAGTTGTCCATGCTATTAGTCACATTTGGTTGTTCATGGACTCGTGGTGTCGGTGTGGCATACAAGAAAGGTATGGAGGAACAAGAATATAAGGATAAAAATGATGATGACATTCCTTGTGATACATTATCCTTCCGAGGAGTGCTTACAAATAAGTGGAAGTGCACTAATCTCAACTTTTCACAGATGGGTAGTAGTAATGATAGACAGTTTCGTAGAGCAACCACTTACTTCAAGAAGAAACCTAGAGAAAGAGTCATAGTATTATGGGGTATTACCTCAGTATTCAGACATGAGGTATGGTTGACAAAGAACCATGAAGGTAAAGCAGGGTATCAGAACGTATTATATGGTCATGGGATGAATAAAGATGTGAATATGAAGCATAAGAGGTTTGATGTCAACAATCATTTAGAGTGGCACTTCGATAAAAAGCAAAAAATCAAAGAACTTTCACATAAGATGAGACATTGGAACCTCTTCTTTGACGGAATGGGTATTGAAAACTACTGGTTCGACACATTCAACCATCATGACTACCCTATTCCTATAGATAGGATGCTATTCAATGATAGAAAATATAGAGATCTGATGTCTATACTATGTAATGACTGCGAATTTGATAATTATGACCCTGATGAGTACCATGTCTCACAGTTCAACAACGATGATAGTAGAAGAATGAAGTTTTTAGAGAAGAAAGAACTGGTAAATCCTTACTCATACCACCCAACTCGTGAAGCACATGCTAGAATAGCAAAGTTATTCGACGACGTAATTAAGATATGAACCTTATAACACTCGGATGTAGTTGGGTTTTTGGTATTGGGTCATACTATGACGCAGAAAACCCTGTCGACAAGGCAACATACAAAGCAATCTTTAGGAAAGGATCTGCTTATCGTCAAAGTGGAGGAGATTTTGAAGACGATACATGCTGGAGACTCAAACTTTGCAATGAATTGAACCTTACGAACATCAATATATCTAAAGGTGGGTCATCAAATCAGTCACAGTTCCGTCGTGCAATCAAATATTTTGCAGAAAATGAAATGGATTGGGAGAATAGTGTTGTCTTATGGGGTATTACATCCATCTATCGTGATGAATTGTGGTTCAATAGACTCAAAAGTTATTCATCTGTGTCATTCAATCAATCAAAAGTAGATCCTACAGCAAGAATGAAGGAAAGAGCAAAGACTGGTTTTGATACTTATGCTTATTATGAGGAACATTTCAACGAAAGAGTATTTCTGAGAGACCTGAAAAACAATATACTTCATTGGCAGCATTATTTTGATGCACTTGGAGTGCCCTATGCATTCTATGAGACACTGAATACCACTGATGTCATATCAAATCCAGCATTAGAAGAAGATATGTGTACGACTCTGGCACGAAGAAATGGTTGGCACGGTAACAAAGACAAGTTCCATTTCTCAGACTGGTTTGATGATTGTAATCGGATTGACTTGTTGCAGCAAAGAGGTATGGTAAACCCTCATTCAT